AGAAGTTTCTAGTCCACTGTGTACAAACCATAAGAATCCTAACCATCTTTTTGCAGTCATTCCTCCAGCATATGGAAGCTCACCTTCGCCTACATATTCTACTCTAGAGAATTGATCTAATGCTAGTAGATCAGACCATTGTTTTGGTCCTACTACCCAGTATCTTTGATTATCATCTGGAAGGTCATTAGTATTAAAAAGTTCCATCATAGATGTTGCTTTTCCTAAGTTCATACCAGTACCTGTACCTGATGAGTTGTTTGCAAGAGTTGTAGCTCCGTTCATAATGCCAGTTAATACGCTATCAGTTTTTCTACCTAAAGCATATGCTGCACTCTGTGATACTACTTGTCTTTCGTCGATGTTTACCTTTAACTCGTCTAGCTTGTCAACGTAATCAGCTGCATAGTAATCAGTTAAAGTTGCTGACACATTACTGTGTGAAAGATCCATTGCAACTACTTCAGCATGTCTTGCTTTAGTATTTGCTGCACCTTTTGCAACCTTCTGAAACTTAACAGTATTACCGTTAACGCCATTCACAGTTCTTACTAAGTTCTTTAATTTAGAACCCATTCTTTGGTAAGCCATGTGAACTTCTGCTTCAAACTGAGTTATAAAGGCATTAGTTATTGATGTTGCCATTATTAGCTCCTTGTTGTTAAGTTACGTTTATTATCCGATTATCTTACAAATGCAGTGGATTGTTATCCAGTTAAGGGCAAACATTAAACATTTTTAAGGTCTTGTAATAGAAATAGATTTGTTTAATTATTTAAACAACGCACAATTACATCCATATTTTAGGAATAGTAATTACTTCACCAAATTCTATATTACCCTTTTTGTCATACGAGTATGTTCCAAATAATGTAATATATTTTTTAGTTTCTTTGTATATCCACATTTGACTAGATACAGATCTTGCAGGTTCATGTTCATCCATATCAGATTTATTAATCCAACCTGTTTCACTAACTGCATCTAGCCAATGCAAATCTTTTTTAAGTTTTTTATACTTAAAATTATTTTTTTGTATTATATGCTTTTTCATACAACTCTGTTACACGCTTAATATAACTATCATCTCTTTTACTTGAATCATAATATCTAGGATCATTCATCATAGATTTAAGATCTCCTAAGTCTGGAGTAACAGATACTTGTGTAGGTGTAGTAGGCATAGGGCTATCTTTAGTTAATTTCATTATTTCTTCTATTGCTTTTACACCATCAGCTGTTGATGCAAAACTAGAAATAGTACTGTAAGCTTCTGGTGATAAATTTCTTTTTGACCATAGCTCAGCAGCTTCTACTCTTTCTTTTGACGCATCTCCAAGTTTGTGCATTTCTTCTTCTACATTTGGAAGTGTAGCCATTGCATTATCTATAAACACTTGAACACCTTGATCAAATTGTTCTTGAGATAATCCGTTTTGTTTGGCTGTTTCTTTCCACCATTGTACTATTTCCATATCATCCGATACCGAAACATCTACATTTTCTGGAAGTTCTGGAACAGTAATTTTATATTCTTCTGGAACTTTACCTAATCTTTCTTGTTCTAAGTCTTGTCTTACTTGTTTAGAAAGATCTTCTGTTCTTGAACCTAGTTTTTTTTCAAGAGCATTATAACTTGAAGCTAAGTTTTCTAAGTTAACTTCTTTTCTATCAACATCCCAAAATTTGTCTTGTACATATTCTGGTTTATCGCTTACAGTTTGTTCTTGAACTTCTGTGGCGATTGGTGCTGTTGCATTATCATCTACCATCTTTTTCTCCTTTTTTTATTCTTGTTTGTATTATTGCTGTTAAAAATCTCATTCCTTCTAAATGAAATAGTTTGTTGCTTTCTATATTTGGTCCAGCAACGGCTTCTGTTGTAATCGATTTAATATAATCAAGAACTTTTTTTCCATTATCATCCTTGAATACACCTGCAAATATTTTATTAAGATTACGTTCTTCTTCGTCTGTCCTTACGTAACCATCAATAGATTTTGCAGGGATTGGTTTTTTTTCTTTAAGACCATCCCAACTCATTATTGTGGTATCTCTCCTTCTCCTGCTGAAGTTTGTAACTGACTAATCTGTTGTATTATCTGTTTTTGTTCTTCTTCATCTCTAATTAATTTTTCTGGTAAGTTCATTTTTTCTGCTAAATATTTTGCTGTTTCATTTTGATTAACAATTACATTAATCATTTGTGGTCCAAATGTACCTGCAATAATTTCATTAAATCTATTTATATCTGAAACATCTTGCATATGCTGAGCTTGTGCTAATGGAGATCTAGCTCCTATTTTAACTTCTCTACCATTTACTTTTGGTAATTCTATTCTACCTTGTTTAGATAATATTCTAATAATTCTTTTTAACAATGGGTGTATAAACTCAGATTGTAGTCTTCCAAAAGAAGAACCAATTTGTCTTGATAGATCTGCCATTCTTTCTGAAACTTCTGTTGCTGTCATTGGAGTTCCTTCTGGTCTTCCAAGAGCTTCCATGTATAAAGCTTTTTTAATATTAGCTCTCATATCTTGTAATACTAATTGAGCTACATCAAAGTTAGATGCAGATTGTATAGCACTTAATCCTCTTGATCCTGGTGCTACTGGTATTAATGAACCAGGTACTAACGCAATATTATCTGGATTAATTACACCATCATCTTCATAAGTGTAAACACCACTTACTGACATCTGTGCATTTTGTAATATTAATTCAACAGTTAAGTTGCAAGTTTTAATTGCACCCATTGCATTAAATACTGGACCTCTACCATAAACTTCACCTGAAGCCTTATTCCATCTAAATACTAAATATGGATTAGATCCTTCGCCTTCATATTCTTCTTCAAAGATTACAGCTTTAGGATTTTCTAAGACTACACAATATTTATATTTTTCTTCATTTTCTTTATGTATTTTATAAACAGCTTCTATAATTACTAATTCTTTTTTTTGTTGTAACAAATCAAAATTTTCTGGCATAACAGCTCTAGGATATAAAACAGAAACGTGTTCTGGTTTTACTTTTCTTGTTCTATAGACAGTATCAATCTTACCATCTGGTCCATTTAACAAACATACTTTTGGTAATGGTACAGCTGTAAATTTTACAGGATTAACAGCATCTCCTTCTTCAACTAACATACATCCAGTACCTACAGCAAGATCCATAAATGCTTCGTGTACTTCTTGATTGAAGTTAGAGTTTTGTAATACTTCAAAAACATATTCTGTAATTTTATCTAACTGTAAATTAACTTGTGACTTTTCTTCTTCTGGTATTTCTACACCTGCTTGAAAATCTGCCCATCTAGCAAAGGTTGGAACGATACCAGATTGTAATCTTGATGCAAATTCTTGTACTCCTACTACTGCTGTTTCATCAAATATTTTATCTGTTCTTCTTTGTCCTGGCGATTCATCATAAAAAGATTCTCTGTTTGGAAGACAGTACTCATAAGCTTCTTCAAATTTTTCTCTCCAATGATCTTTAACAGATACAGCTTCTTTGTATTTTTCTAAGATACGAGCTGCTTTATCTGTAGTATTTACTGTAGGTGAATCGTCAATTGTATATTCCATTATTTTTTTCTCCACTTGTTTTTAAGTTCTACAATAAAAACTTTAATTTTTAAAACTATTTTATTTATAAATTTCTTCATCTAAATCTTTTTGTTTTCGCTGCGATAGCTTTTGGTTGTTTAACGAACTGTTTTCCTTTTTTATTTCCACGTGCTTTAGCTTTGTTAGTTGCTGACTTTTCTTTAGCCGTAAGAGCTTTCCAAGCTTTCTTAGGTAAATATCTTCGTTTGCCTTCTGACTTTTTACCACTGCTTGTTTGCCATTTTTGTTTACCCCATTTACTAAGTTTGTTCGATGAAGACTTAGATCCTCTATAGCCTCCACCTGCTTTCTTATAAATTTTTGTAGCAAGTTGCATAGCCCTAGCACTGTGTTTGCCCCCCATTTTTGCTTTAGCTTGAGCTTTAGCTCTTGCCCAT